GCAATGGTACATATATTAAGTTTAGTTCCAACACCATCAGTACCAGACACTAGAATAGGTTCATCATATCCTGATGGAATCTTAATCATCCCACCAAACCCACCAATACCTGGTGCTTTCTCTCTAAGTTTTTCTACAAATTCATTACCAGCATCTATATCAACACCAGCAGTTTTATAATCTAACACTATACCTTCTTTCTTAAAATCAAGTGGGTCATCCCATGCCATAGTTATAAAGGAGGATACTCTGATATTAATTCTACAACATCCTCACCCTTTTGTCCACTCTCAAACTCTTCCATCAACCTTCTAACTTGCTTCCTATCAAGTCCAGCAAGTTGTTCACAATTTTCTAGACACTTATAGATACATTCTCTATCAGAGATGGGTGCTTTAATCTCCCATCCTTGATCATCATAATACTTCTTACCTTTAGTGACTTGTGCCTCAACGTGTCCAAGATCTTGTGCCTCGGAAGGGTTCTTATAACTATGCATATGCTTGTGCTGCTAACCAAGTGGATAGTCCTAAAGACGTACCCATTATAGTTAGTCTACTCATCCACCACATAATTTCGTGCTTATGTTTTGCCATCATTAATGTCCCATAGGGATACCTGCAGCCATAGCATTATAGATATTATCCAATGCAGATTCATTTGTGCAATAATCAATAAAATGAGGATGCTCCCTGAGATAGGGGACATCCTCTTTAGAATTCTGTATTGCGTTATATGAATCTACAGCGTACTCGCAGATTTCATAATGCTTATGTTCTGTGTCGTGATAACCGACTGTGTAATGTCTCTGTTGAGTCAGGGGCATGATCTTTCAATCCCGTACTACACATATTTATAGCACGGACTAGTAATTTTTGCCTAGTTCAGTGTGGACTTCAACACTCTGTTAGAGTATCAACGCACCCAGAATAAATCCCTTAGCAAAGGAAAGGCAAAGCATTTGATAGTTGGATAATTTAAACTTACCTTGAAATTTATATGCAAGGTTCTTATCCCACTCTTTGATACTATGAGCAGTGCTTTTTATTTTATCAAATAAAAATGTAGAATTATCAGATGCCATTACTTTTTACACTTACATTTGTACTTAGCAAAAGCAGCTACCAATATTAATACAAGTGCTGCTATACCAATCCCTGTTCCAACACCAATGCCTTCTGGTTCTGGTTCTGGAAGTGGTAATGCTTCTTGGACTTCCATTACTTCTTTAGGTAAAGGAAGATCTTTAATAATTGTTTCCATGTTTATAATGTATAAGGTTTGTCGTCAGTGCTAATCTTGATAGGTGCTTGCTCAATTCTAATTGTTTGAGTAGGACCAGTCTGTGATGCTTTTTCAATTAGCAACTCAAGATCTTTCTTACTGATGCCTCCACCACCATTACCATTAATGGCATTACCATTCTTATCCATCTTCATAGTGCCATCACCCTTCTTACTAGCAGTCTGAATTCCGAAGCTAGCTAAAACTCCTGTAAAAACCGAAGCTATAAATGTTGGATCTATTTTCTGTTGTGGTACACCTGGAATGGCAACATAATTTAAAGTTAAAATTCCACCCGACCAGGCAAGAACGGTGATGCGAACAAATGTACTTATGATTGCTGCTTGTTCTTCAGGGTCTGGGAGAATAGCATCCTTTAGTTTACCTAATGGACCTTTCTTCTTCTCTTCAGGATGTTCTTCTTCAAGAACTTCTTCCTCTTTTACTTCTTCTTTAGCCATGATAATAGAGTAAGGCTCTATTATTTAGAAATTAGAAACTCCTAAACCACCAGATGGTACAGGTGCAACTGCTTGATCTGCTGGAGGAGCAAGATCAGGAGTGCCTAAAGGAAGTGAACCTTCACCCATTCCTCCAAGACCGCCAAGAGATCCAGTAACTGCTTCCATAACTTGAGATTTAACTCCATCAATGATGGATGCGCGATTGACGTATACGTATAACCCACTACCAACAACGGCAACAGATACAGCAGCAGACGCAACAGCAAGTACATTAATAATTTTTTGCATTATACTTAAACAAGTGATTTATTTATAAAGGACTGTTTATAAGCATTGAAATAGTCAACAACACCAGCACTTATAACATACTTCTCCACCCATTCATCAGCACACTCATAGATTGCTTTATTATTACCTTCATGCCCATACTTTTTAAGAAGTATTGCTAATACCTCTTGCCTCAATTTCATTTTTGCATCTGAATAAGTGGCTTCAGTCATTCATTTTTTCTCGTTGTTTTTCTAATTTGATTCTTCTCTTTACCATCTTGGCAAAATAGACATCATGTTCAGTATACCAGTCTGGATGTTCTTTGGCAAGCTTAATAAGTTTCTTTGCTGCTTTTTTGTCCTTCATTAATCACTCTAGGTTTTCTTCTTGCTCCGTAAGTATTACACAATCAGATTCTGGAGTAGCAACGCAGAGAAGAGACCATCCCTCTTCTAATTGATCTTCATCTAGGAAAGATTGTTCATCATTATTAACTGAACCTTCTAAAACTTTACCCAAACATGCTGAACAAGCTCCTGCTCTGCATGATGATGGAAGATCCAGACCTTCTTCTTCTGCTGCTTCTAAGATATAAGTATCTTCATCACAGTCAAAGGTATTTTCTGTTCCGTCTGGGGATTGAAGTGTGATAGTATACGATGCCATGTAAATTATGCGACAACCGTATTATATATTACTACCCTTATATCAAACCCAATGATCCTGCTGTTATACCAACACAAACAAAAAAACCAAACTCCAAGAGACCATGAGCACCTGCAGGGGTATTAATTAATATGTTATTGAAGAACGAAAGATCCGACATTTGTATATGCTACGAGGGCTAGAACCCCAACGAAAATTAACTGTTGCATCTAACTAGGTAAAAATACTCTCTATATTATATAGGTATTTCTACCTTACTGTCAAGAGTATTATGATACCTAGTACACCGACCATTGCTAAACGACCATTCCATCGTTCAGCAAATCTCCAGTATGGGTGATGCCAATCCATTATGCTCCTGATGGAACAGGTACTGGTTGCATCTGAGATACTCTCACTCCCTTTCCTCCATCATCATCGTCGTCATCATTAAATGCACGAAGAATTAGTTCAACTAGTACTAAAGCAGCCATGGGATAAAAAACCCAGAGGACTGATGTTAGTGGAGAAATAGTATCTGTTGCGGCTGATAAGTCGCCCATTGATTTTCGTTTTGTAAATTGTTACGAATAATTATTTAGTTATGTTAAGTTTTAAAGGATACCTGGAATGATTTGCCCTGTAGTAAGGTAAGCACCCATTGCGGCAACGAATCCAATCATTGCCATCCACCCATTAAACTTTTCTGCTTCTGGTGTCATTAGTTTAAACTCCTTTCGTTAGATTTGTAATAGGATTAGAAAGTGACTCGCCGTGCGAGTGGTGTAAGAGACCTTGATATCTAAAAGATACCTGGTATAACTGCACCGAATAGGATGTAGTTATGGATTGCTGCAAAGAATCCAATCATCGCTAGGCGACCATTAGTTTGCTCTGCATTCTCCCAGTAATTGAAGTCTTGCATTACTTCTATCTGAGGTTCAGCAGCAAACATATTCTGCTTGCCATACTCAGTAGTAGTATAACGCTTCATACTGTTAGTTGAAGTTGTCATTCGTTTGTAAAGAAACGTAACATAATTATATAGCAAATCTAAAATCTTGTAAAGTATCTTTACATTCGGAGACCCGAACAAAATTAAAGGGGTCTTATGACCCCTATAATGTAAACTTATGTATCTTTATCTATTTCTCCCTTCTCACTAACATGTTCAAGTAAAGGTTGGATATTTGGTGGTTCATCACCATTCACCAAAGCAATAGGAGTAGCAACAACAGCAAGTGATAATGTCGTTGCTACCATCAATGCTTCTGTCAACTGAAGCAGTTCTAACATAATAAAATCTGTAGATGCTTTCCACTATAACACCCAACCAAATCCCTGTCTACTTACTAATAAGTTTTACAGCAGCACGGGACTTCTCAAGAATGTCACCTCTTAAAGGAACATACCCTAACACAGATGCTTTCTCCTGATAGTTCTCAGAGAGTAGTGTTGATAGAGTTGTCTTTATGGCTTCAGTCTTGTTACCATTACCAGTTTCATAAGCAAGAACCCATGTAAGCGTAGCAATGGGGTAAGCACCTTCTGCTGTGGGGTTAGGGTCTGTCCCTGCGAGGTTCTCATCGAGTGTAATACCATTGAGTGCCAGAGCACCCGACTCAACTGTTGGTGCAACAAAGTCACCATTCTTATTCTGCAATTCAGCAGCTCTAATTTCACCTTTAACATAATCTACGGTCCCA